CAGACAGACAATCACGAAATCGACAGATTGGAGTTATTGGCTGCCGTAGGCGAAACTTGCTCTCCGAAGAAAAAAAGAAAAAACCCTCTACTCCGTAGCCGTTCTGAAAACGGTTTGGATACCGCTTTTTGAAAAAAATTAAAAAAATTTTGAGGACTACCTTGCAAAACACCCTTTCTCCATTGGGTTAGGTGACGAAAAAGAAAAGCGAGGTACCAAAATGGAAAAACAGAAAATAAACAATTTTATCACTGCAGAGGAATTGAAACGCATGAGAGAGGTTGACATTCGCACGGTGGACAAGAATGATCTGGTAGACATTGAGACCGTGGAAATCCGGACAGACCTTCCGAAGGAGGAGCGGATCATGGATTACATCCGGCAGATTAAAAATCCCTATTGCTACCTATCTCATGGTGTGAAGGTGAAAATCAGTTTTGCAGGGAAAAAGAAATTAGAGGATTGCATTAGTGACGCAATGTTTGCTTGAGGACATATAGGTAAAAATTAAACTTTAACGAATTAACGTGTTGAAAAAGCCAGGGAGCCGTGGTATAATACTTTTCGGGTCAATCTTAATAGAGTATTCGAGAAGCCATTGATTTCTTGGTTTATAGCCGAAAGGCAAATAAATTAGGAGGTCGATGGCTTTATGCAGTTTGAAGGAAAAAATTTAGTGGCAGAATATTTGAGGCTCTCCCGTGAAGATGGGGATAAGCTGGAAAGTGACAGTATTTCTAACCAAAGGGACTTGATCAACGAGTATCTGTCCAAGCACAGGGAACTGAAATTTGCCGGGGAGTATGTGGACGATGGTTACACGGGTACAAATTTTGAAAGACCATCTTTTAAGCGCATGATGGAAGATGTGAAATCGGGAAAAGTAAACTGTATCATCGTAAAGGATTTGTCCCGGTTGGGAAGAAACTACATTGAGACAGGAAGGTACTTAGAGAAGATTTTCCCGTTTCTCGGTGTACGCTTCATATCCATTCTTGATAATTACGACACAATGGGGGAAACCTCCGATGCTGACCAGATTATCATGCCGTTTAAGAACCTGATCAATGATTCTTATTGCCGTGATATGTCCATGAAAATCAGAAGCCAGTTGGACGTAAAAAGGAAAAATGGCCAGTTTATCGGCAGCTTTGCAGTGTATGGTTATAAAAAAGATCCGGAGGATGTGAACCATCTGGTGATCGACCCGGTACCGGCAGATATTGTGAAATTGATTTTCCGTAGGAAACTGGAAGGCTACAATTCACAGCGTATCGCAGATGAATTGAATGGTATGGGAATCCTGCCACCAGCAGAATACAAACGCAGCCAGGGAATGAATTATGATTGTGGATTTCGTGCCGGAGCAAACAGCAAATGGTCCGCAGTGACAGTGAACCGTATTCTTGTTAATGAAATGTACACCGGAACCATGGTGCAGGGAATCCGCAAGAAAATCAATTATCGTGTGAAGAAGAGCCGGGAAATGCCAAAGGACGAATGGATTCGGGTAGAAAATACACATGCAGCAATTATCCCAAAAGAAATTTTTGAGGAAGTACAGAGGATTCTGCTGATTGATACCAGGACGTCTCCAAATGAGAATGCGGTCTATGCCCTGTCTGGTCTTGTGGTCTGTGGCGATTGTGGACAGAACATGGTGAGACGCAGGATTAAACAGAAGGACCGTTATTATACCTATCTGCATTGCAGTACCTATAAAGCTGGCGTGGGATGCAGCTCCCATTTGATCAATGCAGAGAAGCTGGAAAAGATTGTGTTGGAATCAATCCAGAACCAGGTGGAATTGGTAATGCAGGCACAAGCAGTACTGGAGCAGATAGAAAAGATTCCGGAAAACCAGAACAGTGTCCGTGTTATTGATGACCAGATAAAGGTACAGGATGCGGAGATTGAGCGGTACAGGGATTTGAAAACAAAGGTTTATGTGGATATGCTGGATGAAATCATATCGAAAGACGAGTTTAAGGACATTAACAAACAGTTTTCTGTCAAGATGGATCAGGCGAGAAAAAATAAAGAAGCCCTTTTGGAAAAAAGGCATCATCTGTTGGCGAACAAAACCCATCTACAGCCGTGGATTGAGCAGTTTAAAACGTACCGTAATATCCAAGAACTGACGAGACAGGTGGCGGTCTGCGTGATAGAGAAAATCATTGTGTGTTCCAAGGATTCCGTGCATGTCTGCTTCAAGTATGGGGAACAGATGGCAGAGATGATTGCACTTGCAGAACTGGATGACAGTAAGGAGGCTGCGGTATGCGTACAGTAACCTATACAAGAACAACCTCCTGCCTGATTGGGGAGGAGACACCTTCGGACATCATTAAAATTCAAAACGAGCATATTAGAGCGTATGCAAAACAGAATGGGTACAAAATCGGAAAAACATACAGCGACAGAAAAAATGATAAAGCTGAAAACGCTGCTTTCGACCAGTTACTTCAAGATGGTATGAGACGTGAATTTGATTTTATTATTACAGATTCTCTTTACCGGTGTGGCTGCCATCTCTGGAAAGCAAGAGAAGTGCTGATGTACACCCTGTTCCCGGCGGGAATCCATTTTGCAGTAGTGGAGGACAATTTCTGCAGTATCGGAAAAACCATGGGAGAGATAGATGAATTCTTCCAATACAAGCATGGGAAATATAATGAGCAGAACATCAAGCGAAAAGTCATGAAGCGGAGCAGGAAGGGGCTGCTGTCATGGAGTGATGCGAAATATGGTTATGATTTGGGTGAAAACTCCCAGCTTGTGGTCAATGAAAAGGCAGCACCGATTGTAAAACGCATTTTTGAAATGTATGTAGGCGGCATGGATATGAATGATATTGCTGCCACGCTGGAGACAGAAAAAGTCCCAAACCCACGGGTCATGCGAGGAGCGAATGTGGAAATCAAAGACCCCTACCATTGGAGCCGGGGCAGTGTAAAGGCTATTCTTGGACGAACGGTTTACTGTGGTTACTGGACAAAAAATGTGCAGGGACAGGAAATCCGCTTTACGAATGAACCGTTGATTTCGGAAGAACTATATGAAGCAGCACGGAAACGTCTGGAAGCTGATACCCGTCCTTATCGTCCCATAAAGGGGAAACATAAATATAATCAATTGCTGATAGATAAGGAGTATGGATATTCGCTCAGACTCCGCACGGACAGACCGGGGGAAGAAAGCCTTTGCTATGATAGAGCATGGAAAGGTGCCAACTGCGATAAAAAGGCACTTCCAGTAGAAGAAGTTGACCGAAGCGTATTGGCAGCTATCCGAGAGGCACATAGGAAAGCCTTTGTTATGAAAAATATAATAGAAGAACAGGGGACAGCGTATCTGGATGAATGGAGTGCCGGGATAAAGGTGTATCTGACAGAGCAGGCAGAGCATCTTGCCAAAAGTGAAAAGCAGAAGATGGATGCGTACCAGAAAAAGCAAGATGGCATCATTTCCCAGGAGGAATTTGAGTCCATCGCTGAAAAAGCAAAAGCTGTGGTTGCCGAGGTGGATGAATCCTTCAAATTAGAACGTGGAAAACTGGAACGTAGACAGAAAGCAGTTTCTCAGAAAAATCCGTGGCTGGAGTTGTTTTTGAATTGGGAGGATACGGAAGAAATCACCAGGGAGCTGCTGGTAAAATATGTAGAAAAAATCGAGATTGAGCAGTATTGCATCCGTACCGTCGTTTTAAAAGAAGCTGATTGGTATATGGAACTGCCGGAAGAATGGAGAGACTAGAATGGCAAGGAAAAGCAGAAAAAATCTAAATATAAATGCGGATACAACGGTAGCGGTGAAGCAGAAAGACAAGGCAAATGTACTTCCCACCGCTGCGTATATCCGATTGTCAGTGGAAAATAACGGGCATGAAACTGACGATAGCTTAAAGACGCAGATCTCCCTGGTGGAATCGTATATCAATGAACAGGACGATCTGGCACTGATTGATACATATGTTGACAATGGAGTCTCAGGAACCAGATTTGACCGTCCGGAATTTGTCCGGATGATGGAAGATGTGAGATGTGGAAGAATCCGCTGTATCGTGGTAAAAGACCTGTCACGCTTCGGGCGTGATTATCTGGAAACCGGATATTATATAGAAACTATTTTCCCTTTGTTGAATGTTCGGTTTATTGCCATAACAGACCGCTTTGATAATACAAGAGAATCTGACCGGGACAGCCTAAGCCTTCCTATCAAAAATCTTGTAAATGATATGTATGCAAAAGATTTCTCAAGGAAGCAGGAAGCCTTCTGGGATATGTGTCGAAAAAAAGGCCGGGTGATGGGACATAACAACGCATATGGTTATAAATATTCGGAAGAAACGGGCAGGTTAGAGATTGATAAAGAGACAGAACCCTATGTGAGAATGATATTTGCGTGGACACTTGCCGGAGTTGAAAGAAAAGAAATTGCACGTCGTATGGAACTGATTGGAGCGCCGACACCGGGGGAAAGTGCAAATGCTTATAAAAAAGCAAACTGGAGCGGACATTTGCTGAAACCCATTTTATATAATCCGATTTATGCAGGTTTCCATGTCATGGGGAGACGGCGGGTAAGCCTGTATAAGGGAATTAAGCAGCATGAAGTTGACCGGGACCAGTGGCTCTATTTTCCTAATTATCATGAACCGTATATTACGATGGATGAATATGAAGAAATTCAGAAAATCATAAAAAAGTATAAGGACTATAACGACAAGGTACTTGAAGCGGCAAAGGAGAACCGTGCGAATATTCCGGATTATTTTCCGGAAAAAGTGATGTGTGCCGACTGCAACAGAAAAATGATGTTTTTGAGAAGTACGCATGAGCGTTCCCGGGAAAAGCTATCTTTTGGATATTACCGATGCAGAACCAGTAAATCAAAAGGGGTTTGCAGAAATGGCCATGTGCAGGGAAATTTCCTACAGATTGTGGTGACAGACCAGATCCGGGAATTGATCCGGGTGGTCTGTGACAGAGACCTTCTTTTGAAGAAACTGGAAGCGAAGCTGGCAGACAGAGGTGAGATGGATTCCTTGGAGAGAAAGATTTCAAGGCTCCAGGAAGAAGCCCAAAGATATGCGAAAAAGCTGCTCAAGGCATATACGGATTACGCAGATAAACTTCTGGACGAAGAAGAATATGTAGCCATTAAAAAGAGGCTTACAAAGAAGAAGGAAGAAACAGAAAGCCACATCAAAGAACTGGAAAGGACAAAGCGGGAACAGGACAGTGCCATTGCAAATTTCCATCAGATGGCAAAGCATCTGGAAGAATATCTGGATATGAAGGAATTTTCCCCCAAGCTGGCAGACGAGCTGGTTGAAAGAATATGGATTCATGAAAACGGGGCAAAGATTGAGATTGAATTTAAATGCCAGGATGTATTCCAAAATCCGCTGGTAAATGAATTTTTGGAAGGAGAAACAGGAATTGAAAATAGCGATGTATATGAGAATTTCGGAAGCTGATGATGATATTGGGGTTGACTATAAGGACGAAAGTAATAGTATAGAAAACCAGAGACTCCTACTGTATTCTTATGTGGAATCCAGTGATGAATTTGCAGATGCCGTAGAGGAATATGTAGATGACGGGTATTCCGGAACCAATTTTGAACGTCCTTCCTTTCAACGGATGCTGGAAGATGCCAAGCAGGGAAAAATCCATACAATCCTTGTAAAAGACTTATCCAGGTTGGGCAGAGATTATGTTATGGTGGGAGATTACATAGAGCAGATTTTTCCAATGCTGAACGTCCGCTTTATTGCCGTGAACAGCCATTATGACAGCAACAAGGCAGGGCATAACAGCAACATGGATTTTGATATGGCTGTCAGCAACATGATCAATACCATGTATAGCCGGGACCTGTCGAAGAAAATGAGAAGTGCCCATACGGTGATATGGAAAAACGGACGATCCACTTCCGGTAATGCTCCATACGGGTATGTGAATGACCCAGAGAATAAAGGAAAATGGCTGATTGATCCGGAAGCGGGGAAAGTGATAAAGATGATCTTTGAATTTGCGGTTTCTGGTTGGGATAGTCCCAGAATCGCTCATTATCTGAATGATAATCATATCCCAACCCCGATGGTTTACAATGAGACGCATAACAGCCGGAAACCACATTCTTGCATCACTACACAAAGTGAGCGTTTATGGACGTCTGCGATTGTCACACCATACTTGCAAAGATATGAATATACCGGTGCTTTGGTAATAGGCAGGAGCCAGGTGGTTGCGATTGGAAGCAAGAACTGTAGAAGACGGCCTGAAGACCAGTGGACAGTGGTAGAAGGCGTAAATGAAGGGATTATCACCGTAGAGGAGTACGAACAAGCCCAGAAGGTTATACGGAGACGCAAAATGCCGGCATACGTCAACAGCCGTAATTATGCACTGAAAGGAAAAGCACGTTGTGGTAACTGTCGTTGCTGCCTGGATTTTGTGGATTCCGGTTCTGAGGATTATTTTGTTTGTAGCCGAAAGGCATCAGCTGGCAATCAATCTAAATGTACAAAAGAAAAGTATCCGGCATCCATATTGAACCAGGTAGTATATGAAGCATTGAGGGAACATTTGGAAATCCTAAAAACCTGTGGCCTGGTGGGAGAACAGAGGGCAAGGGAAGAAATCATCAATATCAAGCATAAAATGACGGAACGCAGAGGAATGATTGACCGGCTGAGAGCAGAGAAGGTCAGACAGTACGAATTTTATGCAGATGGCCATATCAGCAAGGAATCTTATCTGAAAAAGAAGCAGGAACTTACCAACCAGATAGAGCAGTTACAGGAAAGTGGAAAGTCTGTGGAGGAGCAGTTTTCAAAGAATAAGGAGATTCTGGCGGCATCTGTGCAGATGACAGAGTTGTGTGAGGAATTTGGGGAGAGTCAGAAATTGACCAAAAACATGGCAGATGCGTTTATTTCTAACGTGTATGTCCATGATATAAGAAATATAGAAATTGAGTTCCGGTTTGAGGATAAGGTTGCCGAGATAAAATCCCTGTTTTCTTGTTGAGGGGAGAAATCTGTGGTATGATATTATAGAAAGGCTGGTGAGGGACTTGGCAAAAACAAAATATGTGATCGAGCTGACAGAGGAAGAAAAGGAGCAGCTGATGAATCTGGCATCGAATCCCGAAACACCGGAAAAAGTTGCTCTGAAGGCAAACATTCTTCTGACTTCAGATATTCATAATGAGAGAAAATTATCGGTTCCGGAAGTGGCAGAGCTGCTTGGAACAACACATACAACCGTACAGACGACACGCAGGCTATATGGCACCCAGGGGCTGGATGCAGCCCTGGTGCGTAAGAAGCGTGCAAAGGAAACGAAAGAACGAACTGTTCATCGGACGGAATACCATAAAAGTCCAAGCAAGATGACGGATGATGTGGTAGAAAAAATACTTGCCCTGTCAGAAACAGAGCCACCGGAGGGCAAGAAAAAGTGGACTGTCCGAAGCCTTGCAGATAAATGTGTGGAACTTGGAATTGTCGATCAAGTGGCTCCTTCAACTATATCCCTGGTATTGAAAAAGTCGGGCATATCCACAAAAAATAACGAAAGAAAATAAGCGTTCCCCTGGTTGAAAAACAGCCAGGGGATTTTATCTTTTATGCCTAGCGGCCAAGTCGTCACCAGCAATTTGCAAGAAATTAAACTTGTGTAAGTGAGCTTCTCATGGTAAGATAGTCTTGCAAAGGAGCGTACCGCATATGGCAAAAACATTATATAAAATTGAATTGACGGATACAGAACGGAACATGCTGCAGAAGATCATTGACGAAGGAAAAGAGCCAGACCGGACGATTCTCCGGGCAAAAATCATCCTTCTGTCAGATGTAAAGCAGAATCCCAAATATACGCTTGTTGGTCTTGCCAGGGTGCTTGGAACAACGTCCACAACGGTTCAGACAACCCGCACGGACTACGGAAAGGGTGGTTTAGAAGCGGCGGTATTCCGGAAGAAACGTGTCGTTGAAAATGGTGGCTATAAGTTCACCAATGAAGTGTTGGAACAGATTATGAAGCTGGCAGACAGTGAACCGCCGGAAGGACATAAACGATGGACAACAAGGCTGCTCAGTAAGGAGTGCATGGAGCGTGGCATTGTAGATTACATTGCACCACCGTATATGTCGGAACTGTTAAAACGGGCTGGCAAAAGCCTGAAAGAATAAGTGAATTAGTGCAAAAGGAATCCCCTGCTGGCGTCATGTAAACGCTGACAGGGGATTTCTGTATCTTGATGATTTGGTTAGTCGATAAAGTGATACTATTGAGATTTCTGGTTTCGCAGACAGTTCTTTATTGCCTGGGCTGTCTGGAGAATCAGTTCTAATTCATTTGCAGAGCAGTCATAAAGTAAATCCTGTAATTGGCTGTTCAGATCCGGAGAGATGGACGCAGCGGGAGTTGATTGTTTGCTTTGTTCCGTTGGGAGTGTCACACCTTTTTGAATCATGGTGTTATCGTCCAAGAGCCGGTTCTGCAGGTCACTGATGTTTTTTTCAATGTCAGCGAGTGTTTCGGCATACTGTGGTGTATCACTTTCTGTGTGGGAAGCAATGTAGGCATCACGTTTCCGGACAGCCGTCATATAAGTCAGAAGCTTCTGATTTATGGTTTCATTACCAAAGGACAATCTCATGGTGTTGGCATCAAAAGCACCATCACTGTCCTGGTCTGCATCCAGCTGTAAGTCAAGCTGTTCGTCCATCTTGAAAATGAGGGAGAGCAGGTCGGATACTGTCTTTATGTCAAAATCTAAAAAGGTATTGATGCTGATGCCAAAAGCTTCTGAAATCTTTAATAGCTGATCGGGCTTTGGTTTGCGTTCTCCAGCTTCGTATTTCCGGATTGTATTGATACTGATGCCGGATAGTTCAGAAAGCTGCTCTCCGGACATTTTATGTGCCATGCGTTGGTATCTGATTTTTTCGCCAATCGTCATAGTTTCAGTCCTTTCTGTATCATGTATTGTAACCTTTAGTATATCATATTTTTTGAAAAATGTACAAAAGTACAACAAAAAACATTGACAAGTGCATATGTACCACTTATAATATAGAAGTGGTACAAAAGTACAACAAAAGAAAAATGAAAAGCACAAAAGTTTACAGCAGGTGACAGTTAAGTGATACATAAAGGGGACTTAAGATTTCCGAAAATGTACCGGTGCCAGATAAGTGACACATAAGTGTAACCAGCCTGTGAAAAGACAGAATTGGAGGAACAACATTATGACAGAATTA